CTTATCGTATTGTGGGGTCAGAAAGTGGACAAAGGGATTGAGCAATCTACTTTAAACACTTTCTGATGATAAAGTAGACTTTTCAATCCTTTTGAACATTTTTATCGCCCTTTTAAAAAGATTAATGTTCCACCATTTTAGATTTTAGTATACATTATCAGAAATAGTAGAACATTAATTTTTTCAAAATCTTTTTGCCTCTATTTTTATTATAAACCTTTTTCAAAAATAACGCAAAAAATTTAAAACTCGTTTATAAGCCAATTAGAATAGTTCTAAAAAAAGTTTTCCACAAGCGCATAAAATAATTTTTAATTTTTTTAATTATTTTGAAAAAATAAAATTAGGGTTGTGGAAAACTTTTTAAACTTCTTAAATTTTCTCTAAATTTAGCGAAAATTTTTTAAGTTATATTTTTTGCTTTATTTTTTTGTTTAGTTTATAATTAATAATAAGGGAACTTTTTATAAAAGAGCTTAGCTAAATGATTAGTTCCCAATTCTTTTATATATGAGATATCAAAATATAAAAATTAAGAATTCTAATTTTTTAGACTCAGTTCTGGTGTTTTAGCCGCTGAGTTTTTTTTATTATGGAATGTAGAAAACCAAAATAAATATGAAATATAGAGCACTAAAAGAATTAGCTCTTAAATCTGTTGATGGAAATAAAACTAAAGTCTTCAAGAAAAATGAAATAATTGAAGAGGGTTTTGTTTTGTCTGAAGAAGATAAAAAGAATGTAAGAGTATTAGATAATAATTTGGGAATGGTAAAAAAGCATCCAGGTGGTAGACCTCCTAAAACAATTAATGATTTACCTGATAATTGGGAAGAAAATATAATTAATCTGTCAAAAGAAGGAATGTCGGAATATGAGATTAGGGCTGAATTAGGTATTACTTTCCATCTTTGGTATAAACTTTTAGAAAATGAAAAGAATTTGTTTTCAATAACTATAAAAAAAGCACAAGATTTGTGTCAAGGTTGGTGGATGAAACAAGGAAGAATAGCGTTAAGAGAGAAGGATTTTAACTCTACTCTTTGGTATATGAATATGAAGAATAGATTTGGCTGGAAAGATAAGAGTGAAAATGATATTAATTTAACTGCTTCTATTAATCTCGTAGATTTATTTGATAAAAGTAAACAAAAATAATATGCCTAAAGAATTTTTAGATTGTATTAAAAAGGGTGGAAGAGTAAGAACTAAAACTCTTAAAGGTAAACAGTATATTCATGTTTGTTTTTTAAACGGCAAGAGTTATTCTGGAGAAGTGAAGACTAAAAAATAATTATATGCCTAATGATATAAAGAAAGTTAAAAGAAGTTTTTTTAAGAAAGCTCCAAAGAGATTAAAAGTTACAGAACGTAAATTTGTTTTTTATATTCATTGGCAAAATTTAACTCAAATAAATTTTGGTATTAGTTTTGATTTAATGTCACCTAACATAGAAATACATTTACCTTTTATGTTTATTAAAATTGGATGGGAAGGATTAAATATTTACGAATATATAAATGAATAATAATTATGTCTAAAAAAAAAGTGAAATTGGATATAAAGAAATAGAGCTTTATCGTTCTTGGCAAGATTCTCCAATTAAATTTGTTCTGGATATGTGGAAATTAACTCCACAGCCAGTTATAGAAGAATATAAAGAATTTGTAGAATTACAGATTGTTGAAGGAGATTTTGATAATATAAAAAAAGAACATTTTCATTCTTTTGAAAAAGGTAAACATATTACTTGGCAACAATGGTTAATACTTAGAGCGGTAGAAAAAGGATTACATAGAGATGCACAAAAAAGAATTTCTGTTCGTTCTGGACACGGAATAGGCAAAAGCACAGTATTAGCGTGGTTAATAATTTGGTTTCTTTTCTGCTATAAAGATGCACAAGTTCCTTGCACCGCTCCTACTTCTGAACAGATTCACGATGTGTTATGGAAAGAGATTTCAGTATGGTTAGAAAAGATGCCAGTTCCCATTAAAGCTAAATTTGATTACACAGTTGGATATCTAAGAATTAAAGATAGACCTCGTTCTTGGTTTGCTAGAGCCAGAACTGCACGTAAAGAGAATCCAGAAGCTTTAGCAGGTGTTCATTCAGAATTTGTAATGATGTGTATTGATGAAGGATCTGGTGTTCCAAACGAGATATTTAAAGTAGCTGAAGGTGCTTTAACTAATGAAGATGTCTTGGTTGTAATGATTTCTAATCCAACAAGAACAGAAGGATATTTTTATGATACACAACACATTGATAATGTGGCTTGGCAAAATTTGGGATTTAATTCAGAAGATAGTCCAATAGTTTCTAAAGAGTATATTAAAAGAATGGAAGAGAAGTATGGTAGAGATTCAGATGAGTTTAAGATTCGTGTTAGTGGTGAATTTCCCCAAGAGGGCATTATGGACGAACAAGGTTATGTTCCTTTAATTAATAAGAATCAGATTATAAAAGTTTCAGTTGATATTCCTTTTACAGGAAGAGTTAAGATGGGAGTGGACCCGTCTGGTGAGGGAGATGATCAGACTGCTTGGATTCAAAGAGATAATTTTATTGCCAAGATAATGGCGACAGAAAAGACATCCAATCCAAAAGGCATTGCACATAAAACAATAACTCTAAAAGAATTAAACAAAATAGATGGTGAAGATATAATCTGTGATAATTTTGGTGAGGGGGCTAATGTTCCTCTTGAAATAATGTCAGCTAGTAATGACAATTTACATATTAAAGGAGTTAATTGGGGAGAGAAAGCAGATGATGAAGAGGTTTATGCTAACAAAAGAGCAGAATGTTATTTTAGAGCAAGAGAATGGCTAATTAAAGGTGGAATGCTTTTAGATGATATTTTAATAGATGAAATGACAAAGATTAAATATCGCAGAACTATTTCAGGAAAACTTATTATAATGGAAAAGAAGAATATGCGTCAAGAAATGGGTAAGAGTCCAGACCGTGCTGATGCTTTTGCTTTAACCTTTTATGATGAAGAATATCCAGAGTTTAAAACTCAAACAGAAAGAAATGAGGAATATAAAATAAATACAATTACTAATCCTTTTAGTGCAATATAACATATGAAAAAAGAAATTATAAGTCAACCATCTTCCCATCAGCCAATTTTAGATGAGATTGAAAAAAAGGAGGATGTTTATTATACTGACGAATTAGCCAAAGCTTTTAAGTTTTATATTGACCGTATTAAGAAAGCTAAAGAGCAGAGAGATCAAGCTAGACCAGAGTTTGATGATATGACTTATGAACAAGATTATGAATTGAATTTAAGGGCAGCTGTTTCTTATCTTAGAAAGAAGAAAAATGATGACGAAGTTAGAATTGTAGGAGGCACGACAGAAAAGAAAATTGAAATTGTAGCCAATGAACTTTTAGCAATGAACCTAGAGCCAGAAGTATTAGCTTTTGATAAAGATGACAATGAATTGGTTGGATTAGGTAGAAATATAGGGGATATTGTTAAAAGAACTTGCCAAATTGAGAAAGATGAAGACGTATGGAATGAATCTGTATTTGAACTTCTAACACAAAGAGCAGTGTTTTTAGAAGATATTTATATTGACGATGAAGTAATTGACAAGAAAAAGCCTTCAAATTCAACATTAGGGATGCAGACATATTTTTCTTCCAGTAAAAGCAAGAGGAAAATACAGATGTGCAAGAAAAGGCTTTTAGACGGTAGACAAGTATTCTTGGGTAATATTAATTTGCCAGCCTATGAGTTTGATAACCAACCTTATATAATTAAATATGATAGAATGTTATATGAAGAAGCCAGAAAGATTTATGGCGATTGGAGAATGTGGAATAAAGTTAAACCTGGCTCAAAAGGAATGGTTGGTGATTTTAATGGCACTTTTAATTGGAGATTAAATTCTTTGGACAACGATGAAGTTGAAATTTTACATTATTATTGTTATCCAGATGATGAATATCAGGTAATTATAAATGGAGTAATGATGTTAGATCCGCAGACAGCCTTGCCATATGAGAATGAAGGATATAATATTAAAATGTTTGTTTTAAAGCGGATTCATTCTAAATTTGCTTATGGTAAGAGTTTAGTTTCCTCCGCCAAGACTTTACAAGGACTTGATGATGAAGCAATTAGATTGTTAATTTATAAATTCCGTCAGGCAATTAAGCCTCCAATGGCGGTTCAAGGAAAGAAGATTTATTCTAAAGATATCTGGGCTCCTGGTGCTGTAACATATGGATTAAGAGATAAGGATTTTTCAAAACTTATTGATCATCAAGGGGTTACACAATCTGAAATGGCAATTGAAGATTTTATTAATAGCAAAGTTGAAGAATTTGTGGGCGCTTCTTCTCTAATGCAAGGAGTTTCGGATAATAAAACAGAAACCGCAAGGGAGGCCACTATGTTATTGCGACAAGGGATTAAATCATTGGGTCAGGCGGTGTTGGCTGTTATGAGAATGAAAAGAGATATGACTTATTTGAGAATTGGCAACATATTAGAGAATTATCTTGAACCAGTAGGTAAAAAATATAATGCTTTATCAAAAAGTGTAGATAATTGGTATCGTAAATTTACTATTAAAAATGCTGAGTTTGAAAATGGCAAATACGGGAATAAAATAATCCAATTTATGGATAGATCATTACAACCAGAAGAAAGGCAACAACTTTATGATTTTTCTGAAGAACAGACTAAAATGGGTAAGAATATTCGTATTGAGACTGTAAATATTAAGAAATTAAAAGAAGTCTATATTTATTGGTATGTTTCTGTTAATCAAACTCAAAAAGATAGTTCAGAATTACAACAGATGATGTTTGAAGATTCTTTAGTCCAGGCTGCCAATGTTTCTAAACTCACGGGTAAACAGCTTAATCCTGATAAGATTACTCAAGATTATGAAAGAATTTGGAACAAGAAAGATTATTTTATGAAATCTGCTGAAAATTTGAATTTTAAAGCTCAAGATTTATTAAATAAACTTGAAGGATTAGGTGGATCTTCTGCTCAAACTTTAAAACCTACAGCTTCTCCTAAGCCTTCAATTAATACGGCAATGAATGAATAATATTATGTTTATAAAATCACTATTAAATTACAGAGAAAGATATTTAAACGCTGAAGCATTAATAAAAGAATTAAGAACTAAAATAGAAGAATTACAGAATAAGAAAGTAAAAGCAGAAGATGTAATAAAAGAAATTTTAAATCATAATATTGATTGGTATAACTGGGAGGAATTAGAAAAACCAGAAAAAGAAGCATATATTGCTGAAGCTCAGAAGATAGCAACAAGTAAGACATATGAAAATGAAATCAATCACTCAGTTTCTGATTTAATTCAAGAAATTGCCAAAGAAAGTCAAGACTTTAACAATGTTTTATTTTTAAGAGCAACTATTAATGGAATAGAACTTTTAAAAGAAAGATTATTAGATATAAAAGAAATTCCACACAAGGAATCTACTTTTAATGAACCATTTAATGCTTTATAAATTAACCATATCAGCTACCGCCAGCTTGTAATTGGCGTGGATGGTATAATTTAAAGGAACATATGCCGCAAACTTTATTTAATGAAGATGGCACTTCTGTTGAAATGCCAACACAAGAGGAAATTAGTCAACAATTTGAAAAACAAATAAGAACAGAATATCAAATTCCTGAAAATCAGACCTTTGGAGATTTTGTAAAAGAATTACAAGAATCTTCAAATCCCAATTGGAAGGAAGTTAGAGAAAAGATTAAGCGATACGAAAAAACTATTGATGAATTAAAACTTCAAGGAAAAGAAATAAACAATGAAGGAAAGATTGTAGATAAACTTAATCTTTCAGCAGAAGAAATTGACAAAAAGATTAAATTAGGAGTAAATGAAGGAACTTTCAGTGTTGAAAAAGGTCGTCTTTTTTCTACCTTAGATGATGGTGATGAGGGGAAAAAGAAAGCAGTAGATATTTATTTAACTAAGTTGTTAAGTGGTGAGGAAAAGAATATAGATAATCTTTATAAGTATTTTGAAGAAGCGGTTAGAATTGTTTATCCAGAATCTACCGCAAATCCATTAAAGAAATCAATGAATGTTCAAGGTAAACCGCCTTTACAAGCCGATAAAGGTGAAAAACTAACTGAAGACCAGAAAGATTTAGGTAAAAAACTTGGTCTTTCAGATGAAGATTTAAAAGATAAATAATTACTTATATGGAAAACCAAACTAATGAACAAAAAACAATAACTTTGCCAGAAGACAAGTTTAAACAACTTTTAGATAGAATACAGAGATTAGAAGCGGCCGCTAACAAAGCACAATTATCAAGATATGATAGTTTGCATACCGAAGTTAAAAGAAAATTAGTTAATCTTTTAACCATTGATGGAAAAGTAGTATTAAGTTGGGATACTATGAACAAGAATTTGGTAGAAAAAAATCCTTTGACTGGAGTATGGCACGAAGATCAAGTAACTACCTTACATCTTGAAGGAGAAGAAAAACCTGTAGAAATGCAATATGTTATTTTTACTCGTCGTTATCAGCCACTTTTGGCGGAAGTAGTTAATGAAAATATAATTGATGGGGAAACTATTTTAAAAGTTAAAACAACAGAAGGCAAGGAATATGAAATTAATGCAAAATTTGTAAATTAATTAGAATGAAAAATTTCATTCTACAAAAATCTTTATGTATATAGGTGACAAAAAAATTAATAAAATTGTCAGGAATAATAATAAAGTAAAAATAGAATTTAAAGAAGCACCAGAAATTGAATTAAATGAAGAACTTTTTGATAAGATAGTAAGCGAAGAAAAAGGTCAAGGAAATGTAACAGATGCAATTAATCATTATTTAGCTACTAAGATTCTTTATGATTTAGCACAATATGATTTAGATTTTTATATGATTAATACTATTTCAGTTGCTATTCAAACTTTAGCTCATAACTTAAGAGAAGATCTATTTAGAGATACTTTCGGTTGTTCGGGTGGTGATGCTATGAATCTTAAATTTTTAATTGATAAAGATTATGCAAGAAATAAAATCTCAGAAAGAATTATTAAAGAATAAAATATTGATTGCTGTTGCCACCAGAGGATTAATTCCAACAAGATTTATGGTAAGTATAGTAGCTCTGCAAGAATACTTTTATGAATGGGTAATTAAGAATAAAAGAGAAGATGTATTGTCTTTGACAACCCAACAGGGATATTTAATTGATGAGCAAAGAAATGCTTTAATTGAAGTCGCAATAAAAAATGAACAAACACATATTTTGTTTCTTGATGATGACATGACTTTTCCAGCAGATATGATTGTGAGAATGATTGAGGATATAGAAGAGAATGAAGATCAGGGAGTAGAGGCAATTACTGGATTATATTGTTTAAAAAGTGTTCCATATTCACCACATATTTATACAGTATTTAATAAGAAAATAAAAGCATTTCAAATTTCTGCATCTTTCCCAACAAGAAGTATATTTAGAGTAGTAGGAGCAGGAATGGGATGTTGTTTGATTAAAACAGAAGTATTTAAAAGAATAGATAAACCTTGGTTTTTAATGGGTGGAGAAATTGATGGAGCTAAAGGAGTAGGAGAAGATTTATATTTTTGTTTAAAAGCAAAACCATTAATGTTGTGTGATTCTCGCTTACAATGTGCTCATTGGAAAGAAACACCAATTCAATTGGAAGATTATATTAAAAGTAATGGATTAAATGTTGATAATAAAGGACAAATTCAAGGTTCAAAAGAAGCCTTTGAAATAATTGGCAAAAAACATCTTGAAAAGAAATCTAAAAAATAGATATAGTTATCTTTATTTACAAGGTGACAACGCACCTGGTTTTTAAAGGTAACTTTACCTGTAGTTTAGAGATAAACTAACGAGAAGACAACTCTGACAAATGTCACAATTCAACAGGTTAAGATACCTTGTCAAAAATCCGTTCTTAACTGGGTGTACCCCAAGAAAAAAGCATAAGAATGATAAAAAGAAGTCGTTCTTTTTGTTTTACAAATTAAAATAAATAATCACAATTATTTATTAAAGAGATTTATATGCGATGGGTCAAAGGACAAACAAAAATTCTTTGGCTTCCCAAAGCTGCATCGGTTACATTTACAAAAGGTGATTTGGTTCAACTTACATCTGGCTATGTAGCAACTGCAACCGCTCAATCAGAAGATCATTTAGGTATTATTCTTACCGCCGTGACTTCTGGTGATAGCGATTTCGCATCTACTACAAAAGTTCCAGTTGAGGTTCCTCAATCACCGATGTGTGAATTGGAATCAGATGTGACAGGGACACTTTTAACAACTGATATTGGCAATTCTTTTGATTTATCAACCGCAGGGTTAGTTAATCAAGATGGCACCACTTATGGTGTTGTTAAATGTGTTGGCTTTATCTCTACAGCAAAAGGTCGTTTCATTTTAAATTCACAAGAAGCTTTAAGTGATCCAGCTGGTATTTAACCAGAAATCATTTTAGAGATATAGGACTTATATGGAATTAAATACAGCTACATTAGCTGATTTTGTAAAATTGGCTGATGTTATTTGGGCAAAAGGAGTTGAGAGTGTTCAACAGATAATGAGAACTTCTGGGTTAGTTAAAGAAGTTCCAATTGCAGCCAACTCTGGCAATACTCGTGAATTTAGTGAAATGGACTTGGAAGAGTATGCCAAAGTTAAAGATCAAGGCGATCAAGCACAACGTGCTAAGGTTCAGCAAGGTTATTCCAAAGCAATGACACAATATCGTGTAGCTCTGGATATTGGAATTACCTATGAAATGAGAACACAAAATAAATATCCAGAAGTTGTAGCTAAACTTATGAATTTAGGTAGAACTCCTTATAATAGAATGGATTTGGATCTATCACACCGTATTGGTTTTGGTGCTTCAACCACTTATACTAATATGGATGGTGAAACCATTACTATTACTACTGGTGACACTAAGGCTCTTTTTTATACACTTCATACATTAAAAGGAAGTTCAACCACTTATCGTAACCTTTTGGCTAACAACCCAAAATTATCAAAAGGTGCATTAGAGGCAATAGAAAGATTGATTACAGAAAATACATATAACCAATTTGGTGAGAAAATGGTAATGCCTTTTGATATTTTGTTTACTACAGACGATCCAAATGTTGTAAATACCGCTCGTGAATATCTTCAATCAACAGCTGATGTTGAAGGTGCACATTCTGGCGTAAAGAATGTTTATGCTGCAAAGTATAAACATGTTATATTGCCAAGAATTGCTACCACTGCGACTGGTGCAGTTGATACTGATAAAAGATATTACTGGGGTATTGCTTCTTCTCTTTATTCAACTTTAATGTTGGGTATTTGGGAGGAACCACATCTTAAAACTCCTGCCAATTTGAATGCTGGCGAAGATTTCGCTACTGATGATTGGAATTTTGGAGTTAGAGGTGGTTATGGCATTTGTGCATTAAATGGAATGTGGGCGAAGTTAAGTAAGGGTGATGGTTCATCCTAGAGTAAAAATTAATTTCAAGTCTATGCTAAGGGATTTAATAATCCTGAAAGGTGCGGTGGTGGGACTTGAAAAAAAAGAAAAATTATGAATTATAATCAAAATACAGGCTATGGTAGGGCATTATTAGACAGATTAAACAATGTTGCGGCAAGTGTGTGTCCTACTTTTGGAAGAATTATGGTAGTTATGAGCCCAGATGATAGTGATGATCCAAACTTTCAAATTCTTTCTGATGTTTGTAAAGCCGATCCAGACGGAAATGTAAGATTTTTCACTACCTTATTGGATGCTTATAACGCTTGCACTACAAACAATAATGATGTTATTTTAATGGATGCACATTCATCGCATGATATTGCAAGTATGATTACTTGGTCAAAAAGTAGGATTCATGTAGTCGGAATGGAAAGTAGCGGTAGATATACAGAACAAGGAACAAGAATCCAAGGAACAGTTGGAGCTGCTACTGCTGCGCTGATAAAAGTAACTGGAACTCGTAATACATTCAGAAATATAAAGTTTATTCAGAATGATACAAACGCGGCGGCTATTAATGTTGTTATTTCATCTGGTTCAAGCACATTATGGCAAGATTGTTCTTTTACTTTTTCAGTAACTGACAATCTTGACGAAGCAACTGCTTGTGAGGTATTAATTGCTGAAGCTGGTGGAACATTTAAGCGATGTGTGTTTGGCAATGATTGTATTTTAAGTTCTGCAGCTCGTTATGTAACAGAATTAAAAACTGTCTCTGGATCTGCGACTGGTGATTCTCCTAAACATAATACATTTATTGATTGTTTGTGGACAATTCAATCAAGTTCTGCTGATGCTATATTCTTTAAAGTTACTGCTGCTAAGTTCCGTAATACTCTCATAAATCCAGTTTTTCACGCTGCTATAGTCGCTACTAATTCTGCTATAACACTTACAAAGGCAATAGCATCAATAGCTACTATGACAGATGGTTGTATTTTGGTAGTTAACCCCGCTTGTAATACTACTGATTTGTGCACTACATCTACCAATTTAGTGACTGTTGGCGATGATATGAATGGTGGTGCTGGCACTGCTACTGTTGGTGTTGGAATTACACCTGCTTAATATTAATTTAATTATATGCCAAAAACAGATTATATTTATTCTTATTGTGTAAAGTGTAAAGGGACAGGAAAACTTGAAGTTATTGTGAGATATGAAGGAAATCCTCCAGTTCCTGTTTATGAAACTCAAGTTTGTGATGATTGCAAAGGAGTAAAAAAATTTAAAGTTGGCGAAATAATTAAAGAGGATTAATTTTATGCCTAAAACAACAGAAAAAGTAAATCCTAAAAAGGAAGTGATGGCAAAAAAGAAAAAAGACACAGAAAATAATATTGTTAGAGACGTAGAAGGTAGAATTGTAGATAAAGAAGGTAATGTTATTGGATAATTTTAGGATTTATACTGAGAGGGCTTACACCCTTTCAGATGTGAAACTTAAGATTTTATATAAAAAAATAATTAATATAAACATTATGAAAAAAACTAAAAATCTATTTATTACTTTTGTTATCTTAATAGTTTTAGCTGGATCGGGATTGACGATTTATAGTTTTGTAAAAGACCAAAAACAACAAGAAGTAAATGTTAGTGGAGGTGTTGGCTCAAGTTATGATACTAAAAATTTAATTGGAACGGGTTTTGCTATTAATAGTGGTATTGCTTCTACAACTGATCAATCTACTGTGTTTCAATTTCCAACTTCAACAAATGATGTTTATTGGGATACTCATACAGACAGAAACCCACAATTAATGGCACCTACTTCAAGTCCTATATTAGAAACAAAAAATGCAGAATTAATTACTTTTAATGTTTATTATAAACCTGCTATAGCAGCTTCTGAATTGCTTTTGTCTTTATTTGCTTCTAATCAATCAGGATGTCAAGTGGCTTCCTCAACTTTAAATTCTGTTGAATGGTTTAATGTTCCACTTCAAGCTACAACTTCTCCAGGTTATGTTGCAACAACTGGTTCTGCGACTACAAGTATTTTATTTACTGGAGATAACATGGTTAAACATTCATTTACAATTAAAGACATTAACTATAATTGTTTGAAATTAGTGGTAAGCAATAATTCTACCACTGATGGTTCACTTTTATATGTTAATGCAAGGATTAAATAATCATATGAGAAACTTTACTGATTATACAATTTTAAGTGCTAAAGCGACTACTGGCGCTGGTAATTCTATTTTAGTTGTTGATTTTCAACATAAAGAGATTACACTTGCTACAAATGGAATGGGAGCTGGCGATACAATTACTGTTAAAATTCAAGGTTCAAATTCTGAAGATGCGCCAACTTGGGGATCTGCTCAGTCTTTAACTAATCAATGGGATTATATTCAGTGTGTTGATATGGAAGATGGTTCAAATATTGACGGTGATACGGGTATTACTATTTCAGATGCTGATGATGTTAGAAAATTAAGAGTAAATGTTGATGGTTTAAGATGGATCACTGTTATTGTAACTGCCATTTCTGATACTATTAATACTTCAATTACTGCTACTATAAATCTTTTTAATGATTAATTTAAATATATGACAAATGAAAAACTTCAACAAGAAAAAAAGACTCTTTTAGATTTAATTGAAAAATTAAAAAAAGAACATAAAGAAATAATTCAAGCTATTAATGTTGATAGTAAAATTTTGGAGTTAAAGAAAAAAGAATTAAAAAAAGTAGAACAAGAAATTGAAGATAAAGAATTAAAATTAGGAGGTTTGCCAGAAGATATAAATAAAAATGAAACTGAATTACTAAGAATTGTTAAAGAAATTGATCTAAAGAAAGAAGAAAGTCAAAAAATTTTAAATGATAAACATAATTTAGAAGATGAAATTATTGTATTGGAAAAAAATAAAAGAGAATTATTTAATAAGATTTCAGAATTAAATAATATCCAGGCTGAATTTAAAGAAAAGAATAGAATGGAAAAAGAAAAATGTAATGAGGAAATCATAAATTTAAATCAAAAAATAGATGATAAAAATAAAGAAATAACAAACAAAAAGAAAGAATTGGAAGAAATTATAAATAATGTTGAAGTAGAAAATAAAAATCTTATATCTGTAAATAACAAAAAGGAGTTAGTTTTATCTGAATTATCTTCTTTAGAAATTAAAATAGATGATAAAAATAAAGAATTTGAATCTATTCAAGATAAAATTGAATTGCTTAATTTTGAACAAAAAGAAAAAGAAAAAATAATTATTGAAAAAAATAAAGAAATTGAAAAGTTAAATGCTGATACAGAAATTATTATTAATAAAAATAAAAAGTTAGAAAAGCTGCAATTTGCTCTTTCAAGAAAACAAATTTATTTAACTGATCAAGAAAATTATATTAAAGAGCAATTTGAAAGAGCAAGTGTGCCTTATACTTCATATGTGCCAGAGTCATTTTCAGAATAAAGGATTTAGTTTAATTTTACCAATAATTTTATTCGCTATTTTGGGAAGTGGATTTTTAGGTTATACTCTTCTAAAAAATGATAATCTTGGCGGAAGCACTGAAGAACATTGGAATGTTAGAAGTAGTAGTTATATTGAAGTCACAAAACCATCAGGATATGATATTTTGGTTAAAGGTTCAAACAGATATTTAAATTTTAATTCTACAGTTGGAACTTCTGGTTATGGGATTAGAGATAATGCTGGAAATATGGAATTTAAAAACAATGGAGGCAATTGGTCTATTTTAGCAGATAATTGGATTATAAATTCATCTGGTTATCTTATTCCATCTACAACTATTTCGGTTTATCTACCTTCTAACGCCACGACCACTGGCTCTTCCTATATCGGTGGTGACCTAACCGTGGCTGGTGCAACATCTATCCAGAATATCATCTTGCTCAATCAACTTATTTCAGGTAACGCCACAACAACTGGCTACTTTTCTGTTGGCTCGGCAGTTAGTGGATTTAATTATGCCAATGGATACTTAAATGTGCAGAATGGTATATTTGCTAATTCTGCCACAACAACAGACAGCGTGAAAATAGGTGGCAAACTGCAAGTGGCCACGACAACTACAACTGGATATTATGGTGAGAAGATGACAGTCGTAGGTGGGGCTTATATTCAACAGAATACTTTTGAGAAGCCTAAGTTTGTGGTGGGGTCTACTACTGCGACTGCGCTTTATGTAAGTTCAGGTGGCAATGTCGGTATCGGGACGACGGGACCGGCGTACACTTTGGACGTCAAAGGCGCCGATAAAGCGTTTAGGGTCATGTCCAGCGCCTATCCGACTTCTATTTACCGTATAGCTTTGGCGACTGCTGCAACGGGAATGTCTTTTACGGACTGGAAAGTTGACAATGCTAATTATGGCGCCAGGTTTGGATACAGCGGTTCCACGCATGTTTCAATTGACGGGTACGACCAGCCAAACGGATTTTTTATAGACAATATTTTGAATGGTCCAATTTCGCTTGCAACAAACAATACGACAAGAATGGTCATTAAAAATGACGGCAACGTCGGCATCGGGCAGGTCAACCCAGCGTATAAATTAGATGTGGCTGGTTCATTAAATCTAAACTCTACATCAACAGCATTATTACAAGGTAGATTAGGCGTAGCCACTTCTACTATCTGGGATTTAACTGGCGCAGTGATTGCTACTTCCACCAGAATTGTTTCTGACCAGTTTGAACAACCTAAGTTTGTTGTTTCTTCTTCTACTTCTGTGAATACACCAAGTTTGTATGTCAGTTCTGGCGGCAACGTCGGCATCGGGACGACGGGACCTCAATATTTATTGCATGCATATGCTCCGAATGGAAATGACTCAATAATGTATTTTGACTCGACAGGCGGAAATGCCAGAATTGTTTCTTCTGGCGATACAACGGCTAAAGTACCCATGGTGTCATTATGGGATAGGACGGGCGGGACTTATAATGTGGATGCCAGTTTCTTCATAGGTTTAGACAGAAGCCCATCTTCTCTTTATGCTGGCCAAAACGATACGATTTACGTAAATAATTATACTGGTAAGGGA